GAAGATGATGAAGAAGAAGTGAAGTTAGATGAATTTATTGAGGAAGAATTAGAAGAAAAAATTCAGGAAGAATCTATACCTATAGATCAGAAGACTATTGATGATTTAATGATCAAAATGGATGAAATTCTTTCTTTGATAAAAGAGTTTATTCCTGAAAAAAAGGAAGTAGATGATGAAGAAGTAGAAGTTGATATAGAAGAGAAAGATCAGGAAAATGAGGAAAAAAAGGAAGAAGTGGTACCAATTGATGAAATGGTGGGACTAATGGGGGAAGATAAGGTGGAAGAACTCCGAAATTGCTTGCTAAATAATCAAAAATGTGATATAAATGAAACTGAAGAAATTAAAAAAGCATTTGATGATGTAATGAAAGAATTGCAGGAGAAATTTTCTTTATCTTAGTCTAAGGACAATAAGATATAAATTGATCTTGAAATTAAAAAATAAAAACTAAATTAAAAATTATGGAGGAATAAAAAATGATAGAACAGATTAAACAGTTGCTTAATGAGTACAAGGAGTCTTTGCTGAGTGAGTATAATTCGTCTAAGGAAAATGAGATGGTTAAACTTGATTTGCTTGAGGCTAAGATTAAAGAAATAGAATCTAAGATGGAGTCTAGAAAAGTTAATATTCCTGGTCTTGAAGACGAAAAGAAGGAATTTTCTTATTTTAAAGCTATTCATGCTATTAGACATAATGATTGGTCTGATGCAGGTTTTGAAAAGGAAGTCTTTGATGCTACTCGTAAGAAAGCAATGTCAATGGGTACTAGTTCTGCTGGTGGGTATGTTGTACCTACGATTTACATTGCAGACATTATAGAGAAATTGAGAGCAGAATCTACTGTTATTGCTATGGGTGCTACTGTACTTAATGACTTGCAGGGTTCTCCTATTCAGATTCCTCGACAGTCTGGTGGGGCTACTGGGTATTGGGTAGGTGAAAATGCAGCTATCACTGCTTCCGATTTGGAACTGGAACAGCTTTCGTTGACCCCCAAGAAAGTAGGTGCACTGGTCAAATTGTCCAATTCTCTTATTAAGTTGTCTAATCCTTCTGCTGAAGCTCTTGTGCGTAGTGATATTGCTCAGGCTATTGCTCTTCAGATTGATTTGAAAGCTTTGAGAGGTACGGGTTCTGCTAATCAGCCTAAAGGTATTGTATATCAGGACAGTATTAATACGTTGGCACTAGGTACCAATGGGGATGATTTTACTTTTGATAGTGTGCTTGATATGGAATATGAACTTGCTGCTGATAATGCTCTTAAAGGTAAGCTTGGGTTTATCTTCCATCCTGCTATTCGTAGAAAGATGTTAAAGACTAAGGTTGCTCAGTATTCTGGAGATACTAGTGGAGAGTATGTTGTTACTCCTATTGCTACTAATGAAGGTAACTTCCAGGCATGGTTGGGTTATCCTTATAAGATGACGACTCAAATTCCTATCAATCTTACTAAAGCTGAGGGTACTTCTTTGACTGAGATTTATTTTGCAAATTGGGCAGAATTGATTATAGGTCAGTGGGGTGGGTTGGAACTAATGGCTTCTCAGGAAACTTCTGATGCGTTTGAAAAAGATCAGACTTGGGTGAGAGTACTACAGGAAGTTGATATTTCTATCAGACATCCTGAGTCTTTCTGTTTATGCTCTGATGCAAAAGCTACCTAAGTTATAAGGGCAATGTAGAGGGGAATTACCCCTCTACATATTTTAAAACAATAATAAGGTAGGAGGAATACAAATTATGAAAGACGTTGCTTCAGAAGTACTTACATATAGAGGAATACAATCTCAGGTTGCTTCAGGAGAAAGTACTGCTATAAATGGTTTTACTATTAATAGAAGAGGGTTCTATAGTGCTATTTGTCGTGTAGAAGTCGGTAATACTTCAGGTACACCTACTAGATTTGGTGTTACTTTCCAGATACAGGAAAAGAGTGGTGAATCTGCTTGGGCTGATGTTACTGACGCATTGAAAACATTTTCAGGTGAGAGTGTAGCTACACAGGCACAGCAGTATGAAATTCCTGTTGATTTGCGTAGTAGAGAGGAATACATTCGTGTTAAAGCTACTCCTACATTTACTGCTGGATCAAGTCCTGCTATTGAAATAGCTGCTAACTGGATACTTGGTGAATCTGATCATGGAGCAGTATAATAAGTAAGAAAGGATAGCATATGAAAGTAAAAATTCGCAAAGGTTATGTCTACATAGTAAATGGCAATGTACGTGCAGGGGAAACTATTGTAGATATTTCTGAAAATGAATATAATAAAAAGCCTTATTTATTTGAGGTTATTCCTGAAATAAAGAAAGAGGTTTTTGTTCAGACCACTTCAATAGAAGATTCTAATATAGAAGATTCTTCTATTGAAGATGAAGTTATTGAAGAGAAGGAAGAGGGTATTCCTAAAAAAAAAGTTATTGGGGAAAATAAAGCTGTACTAAGTACACGGAGAAAATAATGCAGCTTACATCATTAAGTAATGTAAAAGCATTTCTTGAAAAGAAAGATTCTACACATGATTCTCTTATTAATTTACTATTAACTGGGGTATCTGCAAGAATTGAAACTTTTCTTAATAGAGAAATGTATAAGGAACAGAGAACTCAATATTTTGATGCAGGAAGAAAAATGTACTTTCTTCCTGCATACCCTATTGATCTAACTGCTACATTAACTGTTCTTGATGGTACTATTACTCAAGACATTAATGATGATTTTTATGTGTGGGAAGATCAAGGAAAAATAGAAATATATTCTCCTTCTTTGCGTGTACAACCTAAACAAATTTGTATTACTTGGACTGGAGGTTATGCCAGTTCTGCAACAGTTCCTAATGAAATACAATACGCTACGATTTTACAAACTGCTCTTATTTTTAAGAGAAGAGCACAAATAGGAAGTAATAATTTGTCTTTACCCGATGGAAGTATATCTACAATGGTAACAGAAAGTTTACTTCCTGAAGTAAAATCTATTTTAAAAGGGTTTAGAAGAACACCGGGTATGATATGATAACTATGACTGTATCTTATAATAGATTGAAAGTTGTTCGTGAAGCTATAATAGAAACGAAGCAAGAACTTTACAAAACTATTAGAGAACAGGGTAATGATCTTCTTTCTAAGATTAGAACAGCAATAAGAACAAGTTACAAAAGTAAATCAGGATATAGAAGATCAGGTAAATTGTTAAAAAGTGTTGTTCTTGTTGATGCAGTACAAAATGCACATGAATCTCGTATTGTGATTTCAATAGGAAAAGATGTTCCCTATGCTAATGTGCAAATAGGTCCTCCTGATCAAAGAACAGTAATAGTACCTAAAAATGCTAAGGCATTAGCTATTCCTTTAAATAACACTGCTCGCATGGTACAAAATGAAATGGGTTCTTTGCGAGGAAAGACAGGATTAGTTCGTAGGGGTGCTCTTTTAGGAAGATTGACTTCTACAGAAATAGCAAGCGGTAAGGAATACATTACTCCTATGTATGCGTTAGCAAGAAGAGTTGTTTTGTCTCCTATTGTAGACATTGGTCCTATTGTAGATGCTCAAGCTGCTATATATAAGAGTGAATTAAAAGATAGAATTATGCAAAGGTACGGTAAGTAATGTCTACAAACAGACAAAATATATTGGGAAGAATAGAAGATGATTTACAAGCTCTTTCTACTATAAAAAAGGTAGAGAACAATAAATCAGGAATTTTTGATATAGAAACAGTTCCTTTACCTTGTGCTTTCATCTATCCAGGTCCTGAGACTAGGGTAAACGGTGTCATAGGATATGAATCATGGATATGGAAAATTTATATTGAAATATGGGCAAAAGACAAAGACATGGAAACTTTGTTAGAAGATGTACATGAAAAATTGTTTTCTGATGAAAGATTAGGAGGGTACGCTGATAGATCATATAGAACAGGAGCAGATATTATGTTTGTTGATCCTGAAAGAAGTCTTGAAGATTTAATAATAGAATATACTGTAGAACACAAGCATCTTAAAGGTGCAATGTAAGTAAATAGTAAATGTAAATTTTTTTAAAGGAGGAAAAATTTATGGCACAGCAACAGGGAAGTAATACAAAACTTTTGTATCAGTCAGAACCTATTTTTAAACAGGTTCCTGTTAATGCAGATGCAATGGTACTGCCTTTTACAAGTGAAAGTTTGAAAAAATCAAGAAATCTAATTTCTTCTAAGACAATTAGAAGTGGTAGAAACCCCCAGATGCCTGTTAGAGGCAATGTAGAAGTGGGGGGAGATATTTCATTTGAAATGTCTCATCAGTACGGAAAAATGCTACATCTTGCACTAGGTTCTTATGTTGCTGTATCAGGAGAATCTGTGGGGATGGCTGCTGGAACAGCAAAGCATACGTTCAAGATAGGAACTCTTCCTAGTTTTACTGTAGAGAAACAGTTCCCTGATCTTGATACTGCAAAGTATTTTCAGTACAGTGGTTGCAGAGTAAACTCACTTAAAGTAGATATTAAATCCGAAGGATTTATTGAATGTTCTGCTTCTCTTATGGGGGCAAGAGAAACTATTGCAAATAGTTCTTTTGATGCTGCTCCTGTTGATTTGGGACATACTCCTTTTGATGGGTTTGAAGTTGCTCTTACTGATGGGGGGGCTGTTCTTGCAAACTGTACTGAAATTAGTTTTACTGTTGAGAATAATCTTGATGGTTCTAACTATGTTATTGATGGTACAGGTGAAAGATTAGCAATTCCTACTGGAGTAGCAAAGGTAACGGGTAGTGTTACAGCTTTGTTTGAGAATTCTACTTTGTATGAAAAAGCTGTCAACAATACTGAATCTGTTATTACAATTGTATTGACTTTAGGAACAGGCGTAGGTACAGCAGGAAATGAGAAGTTGACAATCACAATTCCTGAAGTTATTTATCAACCTGATGCTCCTGCTATTAGCGGTCCTGAAGGAATAAAGATAACTCTTCCATTTGAAGCATATTATGACAATAATGCAAATGCCACTGCTCTTATGGCTGAGTTGCTTAGTACTACACTATTTTATGGTTAAGAAAGGATTTGTATGGAATATGAAATTGGCGAAAAGATTTATGTTCAGAATAAATTAGTATGGGGGCAAGTCAGACAGCTTGTTCCTATACTAAAGGGAATAGAATTTCAAGAAGATATTACTGTTTCTTACCTTCTTGAAATTCTAGGCGATAAAATACCTATTGCTTTAGCAGTTGTGTTGACTGAAAAAGGTAAATCAATAAAAGATAAAGATATTGTTACTCTTGCAAGCGAATTTGAAGAAATTATTGAACTTGATATTGTATTTCAGGTTATAGAGGATTTTTTTTCTTGCAACCCAGTGTCTTCTCTGTTGAAGAAGGCAATGGGAATGATAGAAAAAGCAAATCTGAATCTGGGGGAAACTCCTTAGATGATGATTTTTTTAAAAGAATAGAAATTGCTTTGTCTCAAGGAGATATAACAAAACGTGATGCTGTCATCTGGGGATTTTCTCCAGATGAAAGTGTTCATTTTATAGAAGATAATATTAAGAATAATCTTCTTAGAGATGCTATCTTATCTTTCTTTTCTCCTCCATCAGAAAAGGAAGTTGCTTCAAATGACTATTGTAAAGCTTGCAAGCAATTAAAAAAGGATAAAGTGGATTGCTCTAAATGCAGCAAAACATTTGAGGTGATAGAAGTTGGCAAAAAAAGATGAAGAAATTTTAGTTAAACTTACCGCACAAGAACAGGGTTTAGACACTGTAAGAACTCAATTAGAGAAACTTACTGATACTTTAACTAAATTAAAAAAAGGTACTTTAGCTGCATTTTCTAAGGATTTACGAGAAGTTGCTTTTGCCGTAAATCAATTAAAAAGTGATAATGTATCTAAATTAGATAAAGATGTTAAAACTCTTAAAAGTTCATTTGATAAATTAAAAGATTCTGTAGATACTGCTACTGCAAGTATGGAGAAATCTAAAGGCAGAGCAAGTTCTATGGGAAGACAATTAGTAGACCTTGATAATGGTATTCAAGGTATTATAAAAAGTATTAAGAATTTTATTGCTGTGCAATTGATGTGGTACAGTGCAAGAGCAGTAACACAATTAGTATTAGAAATACCAGCAGCA